TCCGTCTGTCTTCCCATGCCCGCAGCATGAAGACGTTGTTATCACGCCACCCGCGTTTAGCGCGCGCACAATCTCCGCTATACAGGCATCAACGCCTTTGATCGCTTTACGCTCCTGCCCGTCGTGCGATAGATGCGCGAGGATCGTAACTTCCATTAGCACCTCTACACGGTCACAGTGCGCACACGGACGTGAACCTATTGGCTCCCCATCCTCGTAACGCCAATGGGAACCATCCCATATGACCGGATGGCCATTACTGTATGCTGTGACTGTCACCGTTCTGTAGTGCTCGGATTTTTTGTGCAGGGCCAGGTAAACCCCGACCCCGCATCTCTTGTTAATTACCGGATCATTGGTATGTGACACCCGGCGTAGTTACATAGGAATACGCAAGCGTTGTAGTCGTCGACATTTCTGGCCGACTGATAGCAATTTGACTCGCACGTCACGCAAAAGTCTCCGGTCACCAGGATCTGGTCCGGTTCGCCTGCGGTGGTGGGGGTGACCATTGTAGTGAGCAATAGCAGCACTAGAACGGTTAATAGTGTAAGGCGGCTGGTTAGCCGACGTTGTATATTCTTCACTGTTCTTTCCCTTTCATGTTTTGAGGTTGAGTTTCCATTTGCGAGGTGTCCAGGTTCAGTTGTCTTCAATCGTCAAAGTGACAGCAATCCTCGTCATCTGCGTCGATATTGGAACCGCAATTCGTACAAGTCCTATCGTTGTCGATGTCGGCGTGAGTGAGCTGAGCATTGCAATTGCTGCAATACCCACCCGCGTAGTCGCTGTCTGATGATTCGGAGACGCGTTCCCGCAGTCGTTCACGAGTGATGTCGAAGTTAGGTTGTGGGCTAGTGGTCATACTTCGCCTCCGTCTGCGAGGTAGCGAAGCAAGGTAGCAGCGGCTTTCGCTTTAGCTCTCTGTTTCTTTTTATTAAAACCCTTACCAATCTTGTTGGGCCATTGTACCGGGCTGTAGAACAACTTAAACTGGTCATCGTAATCCAGACCCGCTAACTTAACTGCTAGATCAGGAACATCGAGATCACTTATCCCGTCGTAGCTCGCCTCGAATAGTTTTTCTATTCCCTTCTTCATTGACCGTTCTGAGCAGATGATGATTTCACCGGCTAAACACGCCACCGTACCGCAAGGAGAATGGTTACTTTCAGCGACCCATTCACCTTGGTTATAACTCTCCGGTATCTCTTCAATTCGTTTCGCAGTTTTCAGTAATAATCGTCTGTTTCGTTTCATCGTACATTGGCCTCCATGTCTAGCTTGCTTGCGTCGTACATTCCCAGCCGTTCACAAATTCGCATCATCTGATTTGCGTGGCCGCGCTTCTCATTGAAGATGAGCGCACCGGCACAGTGGAGACTCCTGTCGTTGGCGCGATACTCACTACCGCCTTCCTCATCCTCGACAACCGATGCAGTCTGATGACAAGGGAATTCACTAGCGGCAAACTCTCTCAGCCGTGCCAGTTTGAATCCGCGCTTCATGTTTGGCGTGTTCAGGAACGGACACTGATCACAGGGAGTTGTCATCGTATACCTCATCTCTCCACCCGCTCCCTTCCCACTCATAGCATCTCGCGCATGTCTGCGTTCTGCTCAACCAGCATCCGTTCCCTCATCGCCTTGCCGCCCATTCGATACCAGTATTCAGCATCACTCCGTTCGACGCAGCGAGTTCGCGACAACGGCGCAAGCTCCCAGTCGTCGTCAAAGGTGGGCAGTGCGATCTGATGACGATGTACCTCGCAATCGCAATCCTCACTCATCATCTGATGGACGCGAGAGATTACTTGCTGAGTCTCGTACTCGATTGCAGCGGCGCACATGGGACAAGGTTGACCGTTGGCGGCGTTGCAGGTTGAGCTGTCATGGACTTCGCTTAAAGTTGTCATTGTCATATCTCCAACTGAGTAACCACAGGAGTCGAAGCTGTCAGATGCTTGTATAACGCCAATCCAAGGCCTATCAAGATTCCTGTAAGAATAACCATGTCCCCAATACTGCACGTGGCCCACAGTACGTCGCAGAGAAATTTAACCCTGCTCTCTTCCGTCAATGGTTGCCACCAACGCGCAGTTTCTATTTTCCCTAACACTGGCATCCGACCGTTATTGGCAGTTAGGGCGATAAAATTCATCGTACCTCCCAGTAGAATCACAAACCGGTGTAACCGGAACTCGAAATAGCAACTGAGCAACTGCCAGATCGTGAATGCGATAAAGAACATCTCCGCAAACAATACCCACGGACGGACTTCCCATTGTGTGACAATAAGCAGGATAAAAGTGGACCAGCCTGCAATGCGTTTTACTCGTTTCAGTCGTAAGTCAGTCGCGTTACTCATCCCTTCTCCTTCTATGCTTATCATTTACCAAAACTTCAAAACAAAGTGCGCAACCGCCGCGACGCCCGCAATGGCTAGTAGCAGGCCGAGCACGAACAAAATTGGAAACAGTTTGTCGAAGACTTTCTCGAACTGATCACTCATCCCCTCTCCCTCCGTTTCGGACTGGTTGGTTTCACTCGCCACTTACCGCCGCTACTTTTAGAAGTGCTACAAATGTTTCGTCAGTACGTCTGAAGCTCTCGTTAACATCGTCGCTAATCATTTGACTGATAGTATTGTCTGCACGTTCGAGCGCCTCTCTCAGTACCGCCGCTAGTCCCTCAAGCCGCTGGCCCATGATGACGTTGCCAGATAGTGAAAGAATCTCGCCATTGCGATCCACACTGGCAGCAACGCCACGAGCTGACGCGAGAGCGCCATTGAAGTCGTCTAACCATTTAACCGAGTCGCTCATTTCGATTTCCCTTTTAGCCAGTTAGTAGACCAGCACTTCGGACATTGACGCGGCACCTTAGTCGTACGCGGCACCCACTGGTATTTGCATAGCTTGCACTTGCACGTTGCTATCTTCATGGACTGCTATCTTACAACAAGTTGTTGTGTAAGTCAAGTTAAAATTAAGACCGCACCCAGGCGCAGTCTGATCCACTCGCCTCACGCTCCTTTGCGCTCGACTGTAACTATCGTGTCGTTATGCGCACCGCCGTGTGCGACTAGTAGGATCTCCTCAAACTCGTAGCCGCGCACCTTACCGAATCCGGCAGAGTTCCAGCCGCAGCAGATTGCGATTCCTCCCGGCTTCAGTAGTCGGTGGAGTTCATCCTTCACAGCTTTATACAATCGTCCGTTCTGAGTTTCACGCATTCCTACTTCCAGCCCGATTGACTTGTACGCCTCGCTGATTTGTCGCGGCGAGTAAGGCGGATCGAACAGAACTGCGTCAGCTTGCAGGTCTAACGTCCTCAGCCACTCGGTTGCTTCAACTCCATGTCGCAGGTCGTTGCGCAACGTACCACGCAGGGAGTCGCCGCTGAATGGATCGATAACCACTGCGCAATCTAATAACCAGCGGTCCAGTAGCTCACTGATCGGCGGGATACTGAAGGTTGCCGGTGAAGGCATGGCCCAGGTGCGGGAGATATGCATTCGATCACGCTCCTTTGCGCAGGGTGGTGAGAGTGGTCGTCGCCTGTCGCAGTGCTTCACACTTGTCACAGATCGATGGGCCGTGGAACTTGCACCGGTGCGGATAGAACTTGTCGAGCATGTTTGTCAACGCCGCTACCAGTTGCGGTACTGCGTTATGCTCAACGACAATTTGCGCCGCCCGCTCCTCAGTCTGAGCCTCTGCAATAACGATGACGCCATTTGCATCGAGTATCCGTTTGGGATAGTGCTCGAACACCTGCCAGCGATGGATGTAGCGGATCGTTTCCTGAATCTCTGCGGAGGTGAGTGGTTGAGCGTCGTAATCGCGCTCTTCACCATCCGGCGCGGGTATATCAGCACCACAAGAGCAAATGTCTCCCGCCATGCTTCGTGCGCCGAACTTAGCCCGCTGTCGAACGCAGTCATCGGTATGAGTTGTCATCATCCAATCCCCTTTCCGAGTTGCTGTCTGATGGAGTGCGTGCTCGAAGCTCCTTACACAAAGCTTGAAACTTCTCCTGCTGTACCAGAACGCGGTTGTAAAGCTGGTTCAAGTAAACATGATTCGGCTTACTGGCGCGCCTACCGTTATCTAAGCTGTTTTGCAATCTACTCAGATAGGACTTTGCACCGGCAATCTTCCGACGCAGTTGTAAGGTGGTCATCGTCTCACTCATCCTTCCCCGTCCTTTCGTTGCTGAGCATCAAGTCTCTCGAATAGATGCCATACAAACGGCGGCTGTTGAAATGTACCGATATACCTTCGCTCAACGTCTTCGTGAATCGGTTGACCCGTGCCGAAGACCTCAAGGTAGCGATTCTCTTTCTCGGCATCCGGTTCGACGACAGCCCAAACACACGGCTCCTCGTTTTGCATTTGGACGGTTAGGATTTCAGCACCTTTAGGCATTCTAGCCATAACTGCAATTTGATACTTCCAGATAGTTTTCATTGTCGTTTCCCTCGTAATGAAGATAGATCCTTCCCATAGTTTGGCGAGCGTGGATCAAAATACCCACTAGCTCGTAACCGCTTCTCGATCTCGTACGTTGCTATCGCAGCCTCGACGTACTGCTCTCGACTAGCTGCGAAGTCAAACCCATGATGCGCGTAAACCGTCTTCAGGATCGGAAACGGCCCACCCTTGCCTCGGCTCAGCCAGCCCTTTCTCACGTACTTGTTCAACTGGTACAGGTCCGACTTCGATAGTTGTCCGATGTCGGTGACAGTCTCAATCAGCGCTCGCTTGACGATCTCGGGTAGTTCGGTGCTCATTCGATCTCCTCCCGTCCGGCAGTCAATTCTTGATCGAGAAATCTGAGCATTGTTTCCGCGCCGATAGTGCCGTAGTAACGGATAACCTGCAGCGTTTGCTGGTACAGATCGTCGAATTCGTCTTCGTCAAGTTCAGCTTCTTTCATTACGTCTTCGCGAGTTAGTTCCTGTGTCATGACAGCACTCCTCCATGCCTACTCGGCGCACACTCAGCCACAAACCTCTCCCGGCACCTCTTGCACTCGTGCCAGAGGGAGTAGAGGAGGTGGCGCAGTTCTCGCTCCTCGCCGCACTTCGGACATTTGGGTTTGGGATACTGAGTCACTGCTCGTTTTCCTCTCAAAATCGTCCTCTAAGCCATTTTCCAATTTGCCAATCTCTTTTCACCTGAGCGCCATTCTCGCCAGTCTGAGGGCGATTCTGAGCAATTCCGGCCTACTACAGCGGCGTGGAGTGGCTATAAATCGCGTCTCAGGGGAACCTGAGCCACTTTCAGCCCTCAACCCTGCCCGTGATACCTTTTCCAGCTTTCGAGGGCTTCTGAGGGCTGGAATCACGGTTTCTCTCCGTTCAGGTAGAACACTCCACCGGCGTCCACGTGTGGCCTCAGCCAGCGGTAGAAATCAATGTCGTCGATGCAATTCTGAATGTACTTGTCGTAATCCAAGCTACTACCAGGATTGAGCGCCACGGCCTTGACTCGACTCTCTTGTAATTGCCTCACCCGCCCGTGATGGTCGGCTATGACTGCATCAACCGCAGCCGGTGTCATCGCTCTGCCCCACTCCGGCCTAAGCACGTCGCGTAATCGTTTGACAGTGAAGCGTTCCGGTGTCTCAATGAACTTGTCGGGGTAGTGGACGCGCACTCGCGCAGGAATTTCCAAACCGCGAGATAGAGCCTCATCGATTACCAGCTCATGTGTTAGACCGACGAACGAGATTAGTTCCTCGTCAAGCACAGAGAACTTTCCGTGATAGCTTCCTTTAGCTGCGCGAAACTTGTAATTTCCATTGAGCGCCTCAACGTCTGCAAGTTTACGTTTCGGGGTGGTCTTGACTACACGCAGCACTTGATCGCGGTCGCTATAGGAAGATTTGTAATAGACCACTTGACCGGCTTCTAATTGTTCAAAGTCGAGTTTCGGTTGAGCGTCAATTAACCGTTTTAACTCAGTGGCCATTTCAAACGCCGTCATCTGATGAAACTGTCGCGCTATGGCGTACTCGTAGTTCATCCGATCACCTCTTCAGCTTCCAGCGCCTCAATCGCAGTAGGTTCTTCAGCGGGCCAGTCATCAGCCTCGTCCATCGGCACAGTGATGACATTCTCATATCCGTACCGCTCCTCAAGCTCATCCAGGGCAAATCGATTCTCATCGTCCCTGCAATCCCCGGCGAACTGGCAAGGATGCAGACAGTTGCAAATGCCACATTCGTAGAAGTAGTAGATCATTACCATTTCTCCTCAATTTCGATATAGAAAGGCCCGGACCATTCCTTAATCCATTCAGGGGCATTAGCGTGAAATCGCAGATCATCACTTTCGTAAGTGTCGCTTGTTAAGCCAGTAGTATCCTCGTCCGGTACCTGAAACCGTATCGGTCCTTCAGGATCGACAGGGATCGCGTAATCGTTCTGCCACGCTTGTGGATGAAAGGTTATATTTGTCATTGTCTCTCTCCTCTCTGCGTTGATTCCGAGTTTCGTCTCACACCCGCAGCCCTCGGACTTGAAAAGTGGTGTGGTTCAGCTAGCCTTCACTATGCAATTATTCCGTGAGTGCTTCCGACTGGAAACGGTAGGGATATAGAATACTCGCCCCGGTTGCTCGCCTTGGTCTGCATAGGGCGAAACTAACGCCTTAACTTTCCAGTCGTTCTTTGTTCGTCCGACGATCACACCGCGAAATTCATGGAAGCGACTACAATTTGTGAACCGTGCGATTACTTCCTCACCTTGCTCAAAATGTCCCTCGACTACATCTGATAGTTCCTTCGCCTGCTCAAGCCCGCGTTCCCTGTACTCGACTCGATCAGCGCGACTCTTCCAGTACGCCGCTTTCTGATCTTCCTCAATAGACTTTTGCATACGGGAGTCCTGTAACTTTAACGCCCGGCGATGGCGACTCTCTGAGTGATGTCCGACCAAGATCGGCTGACCGAAGGGAATACCGCTAACGGCTGCGTGGCTAGCATCGTAAGCCTCTGACGATCTTCGTCGTGCATTAGCCGCGTACTCTCTGTAACGATCAACTTTGCTGCTCATTGTCTGATCCTCCCTCCAACAAATTTGTACTCGCTCATTTGAGTGCGGGGTTAGTTGCCGTCTACGTTATCGCTGCTATCATCTTTCGGATCTTCACAAGTCTCACGCTCACGATGCCAGCCGAAGTGAACGGTACATAGCACCCAGCGCTCACTGTCTGATTTGTACTTCTCGTCAATCTTTGCAATCGGTTTCATTATCATTCCCTCTCTCCTTCTCATCCGAGTTTGAGTTAGTCACCGGGCTACTACCACCCTGCGTCATCCGGCGCACTGAGGTCTTGTCGCAGTTTTGTAACCACTGCAACTGCTAATCGATCCTTTAATTGATTCTCAGACTCTTTCCGTCTCAGCTCCTCTCGCTGCAACTTCAACCAGCGATAGGTATGGCCTAGAAATTCCATCGACACTCTATCGAACATGTTTAGTAACCTTTCCTTCATCACCCCATCCCTCCTCTTTTTCAGTTGTGTAGAGAATCTAATTCCACGATAATCCACTCAACCTGTAGTAACGCTCAACGCCAATCACCTGCACAATCACGTTACCGTGATGGCCGTAGTCCTCAACGTCGATAATCACACAGCGCTGTCCATAGACTTCGCATACTTGTCCGATTTGCGGCTTTGGTCTGTTAGTTGTCATCTCTCCATCTCCTCTTTCGTCTAAGGTGAGTGCATCCTACTCCTCTCTTTACATCGTGTCAAGTGTTTTCTTTACTCTCTGTAAAATTATTTTCAAGAAATATCTTGACAGCGTGGAAAGCCTTAGTTTACACTGCGTCACATGGACAAGTTCTACTCAATCAAACAGGCAGCGGAGGCGCTGGGCAAGTCTCGGCCAACGATCTATCGCATGATTCGTGATGGCGAGCTGAAGGTACAGACATTTGCAGGCAAGCCAGCGATTCCGATTAGTGAAGTCCAGCGCGCAGGCAGACCGAAGCGAAAGGATGGGAGATAGTTATGGCATATCAGTATGGACCTTGCAGTAAACGCAAAGAGAAGAAACCGGAAATGGTCAAACCAACCCTGAAAGATCTTGATCTGGCCGTGCGTGACGTAGCAGAAATGGGTTGGGGCTGTGCAACGGAATGGTCACAGTATGTCATTACGTGGTTTGAGAAACACTCATGAGCACGCGATTACTCGTAACCGAATGCTTTGAGGGTAATCATGGCGCATGTTCGGGTTGTAATGGTCCGCCGTCTAATCCGAATTACTACTGCGATTGTCCCTGTCACGCAGGAATGGCAAAGATTGAATCCGCTTGTAACGCGCTATTACTAGACATTTACGATCTTTCAACCGCCAATGCGCCGATTAGCCCTGAGTATGCGCGGCAAACCGCTGACTGCGTCGGACAGCGTGTAGGTCAAATCAGACAAGTCGTAGACGCAATTAAGTCCCGCGCAACTTCAGCAAAGGAGTGAACAGGGGATGAGTCGCGTCGTCAGTATTGGGCTAGGGACTTTAGTAGGGTTGCTGGTTTGGGCTGGAACAGGCTTCATTTACAGCCGCCAGCCCTGGTACGGACTACCGTTGATAGCTGTTGGTTTATATGTCCTTAAACGTTGGTGCGACCGAGTGTTAGGAACGTAGAAAGCGAACCTAACTAACGCATGCTAAAAGACTTAACAGGAGACTTCCCATCAATGACCACCTACACGTTTAACCTCTGGCGTAACGCGGCTATAATTTTCACCTTGCTCTGTACTTTACGCGCCGTGCTATAATCCCTCTCACTATGGCTGCGTTAGAAGCAGAAGTCGTTTCCGTACAACAACTTACAGACCTCGACGACTACCAGTTCCTCGGGGACAATGCCACAGTTCAAAGAAAACGTGCGGTAGTTTCGGCCTACCGTGAGGAAGGATCTATCTACCATGCGGCACTCAATTCCAAGGTTAACCGCAAGACTGTATACCGATGGATAGATACTGATCCTGAATTTGCGCAAGCCCTGGAAGAATCGAAGGAAGATTGCTACGACAAAGCTGAAACAAGCGTATTTCGCAAGGCTTTAGCCGGTGATTCACTCCTACTAATGTTCTACCTCAAAGCTCATCGGCCTAAGTTCAGAGACAAGGTGACGATTGATATTGAGGCTGTGAATGAGGAGATCAGGGAACGGATGAGACAGTTGAATTCGAATCCTGCTCAAATGTTGAATCCACGGCAATTTCCTCCTTCCTCCTCCACTTTACAAAAAGAGGATGAGGTGCATCCTGGGCCAATACCTACGCCTACTACCTCCGACTAGGACCATCATCATCGGTGGTTGTCATCGTCCACCCTCCACTTACAATCAGAACAGATGATCTATTATCAGACCTACTAGGGGTAGTGGTCGCAGTAGTGGGCCATCTCAACCAGGAGCACTCATATTGACCTGCGCACTTCTCAATTGAGAGTAGTGGTCTAATTTGAATGAATTCGTTGAGGAATTGTGATGATCACCAGCTGTAACTACTACGATCACCCCTACTCGCAGTTGCGTACTTGCTCAGCTCTCACTCGCGCACCCCCGTCACCGGGAGTTGCAAGTTTGGGTGGAGGGAGGTGGGGACACTGTTAAATCCACGCGCCTCAAAATTCCCACCCCTGTTAATCCCTGACAAACACTGGAAGCTGAAATTATTGGAATTGGAAATTACAAAAAGGTCAAACTCGGTAAGTATTCGACTGGATTGCGTCAAGAACCTTTCGCCACTCTCTTTCTTCGTCCTCGGGAACAGTTGATGCAGACACTGGTCCTTCAAGTGTGCCCCTCATCGTGTTTTCCACGGCTTGAACAAGTTTGGAATAGTCGGACTCGTCAAAAGGGTCGAAAAGCTGATGTAGCGCGTCGATTATTAACCCGATTTCCTGCTCGGAAAGGCGCAGATCGTGAAAGTGGCGGTCGGAAAGTAGTATTCGCTCGCTCAATTCATTTCTCCCATCCACTCGCACGGTAAACAGAACGCATTACCGAACTCCGGGTCAACGAAACTCACCCTCTTATGGCAAAGCGGGCATTTCTGTCCCACTGTTGACGACGGCTCGACTGGATTGCCGTCCTTGTCGATGAAAGTGACGACACGATCCGCCGCAACTGCGATGTGTAGGTCATGCGGCGCTCCCGCTCGGCACTGGGCGCAGTTCTCGATGCTCAATTCAACTTCTCTCCTCTCAAATTCGCCTTCGCCGCGAATGCCGCCCACTCGAAACACTGCGCAAGCGTCTCACTGTCAGCTTCGGCGATAGTGGCGAGTGCGGCAGGGGCTAGCTCGGGGATGTAGCAGTCTTCGATGACGACCACCAGCGGCCACGACGACACCGGAGTAGCTGGATCGGAAGTCATTCGACTCCTCTGTCCGCCTCGAAAAGCAGAGAGCTTTCGTGCAGACTGATCACGTGACAGAATTTGCAGTAAAGTTCCAGTGTTCGAGGCAGCGGTACGCCTGTCGGGTAGTTTGCTCCCACTTGTACCGGGCGGCGACACTGAGTATTGCCACAGGTGAGCGTGGAACGTCGTAGTTTTTGCTCTCTGGTTTCTTCTGTCATCATCAGCGCAATTCTACCACCATCAATCCTCCCCGTGTTGTATCATGTTGACCTATGCCCCGTCCCCGCCGCCAGCCCCAACTCGGTCCCGACCCTCTGACCTGGCCCATCGAATATCGCGTCCAGTTCCTCGAATACCTGCGCTCACTGGACAAACCGGGTGAGACGTTCAAGCGCACCTATCGCAACAACTACGTCGCCTTTGCGCACGATTGCGTCACTTGGCCGGAGGGGCAGGGACCAACTCAATATCAGGATGAGATCTGGGATGCGCTCCCTCGCGAGCATCGAGTTGCTGTGCGTGGCCCACATGGTTTGGGGAAAACGTGCCTAGCTGCAATCTCCCTGCTCTGCTTCTCCACCACCTTCGACGGCGAGGACTGGAAGATTCCGACGACAGCCTCTGCTTGGCGTCAGCTCAGCGAATTCTTCTGGCCCGAGGTGCACAAGTGGGCCATGCGAATCAAGTGGGATCGAGTTGGCCGTCCCGCCTTCACTCAATACGAGTTGCAAACCATGCTGCTCAAACTCTCCACTGGACGAGGGTTTGCAATGGCGGCATCGGACGACGAGATGACTGAAGGAGCGCATGCGGATCATCTCCTCTATGTGTTTGACGAGGCTAAAGCTATCGCACCCGGTCGCTGGGACGCTGCAGAAGGCGCACTGATGACCGGCGATACTTATGCGCTTGCGATCTCCACCCCCGGTGAACCCTCAGGCCGCTTTTACGACATCCACACGCGCAAACCGGGCTATGAGGACTGGTGGACGCGACACGTCACGGTGGAGGAGATGATCGCAGCGGGTAGGATCACGCGAGAGAAAGTAGACCAGCTCGCGCGCCAGTGGGGCGAGAATTCCGCTGTGTTCAAGAATCGTGTGCTGGGAGAGTTCTGCGAGTCGAGTGAGGATTGCGTTATCCCGCTTGCCTGGATCGAGGCTGCGAATCGGCGCTGGGAGGAGCGGATTGAGCTGCTCGATAAGAACTGGAACTGGATCGAAGGCGCGAAACAGGGGACTTGGCCGAGGTGGAGGTGGCGCAACGAGGCTTATCCGGTGGACGCGCTCGGCATCGACATCGCGCGCAGTGATAAGGGTGATAAGACTGTCATTGGTCGTCGTCAAGGGATGACTCTCACTCAACTCGACCGTTACGCGATCGCAGACACTCAACCCATCGTCGGCTATGCTTCCAATCTCCTGGAACGCTGGACCGCAGCTTACGCAATGGTGGACGTGATCGGGATTGGCGCTGGGCCATACGATCAACTCCGAGAGAGATTCGGCTCCCGTGCTCAGCCCTTCAACGCCGGTGAGAGTACCGGGATGCGGGATAGATCGAAGGAGTTGGAATTTGCGGATAAGCGCTCAGCGGCATGGTGGTATATGCGCGAGTTACTAGATCCAGCTTACGATTCGCAAGTCGCTCTCCCTCCCTGCGACGTACTCACCGGGGACCTCTCTGCGCCGAAGCGTGGACGGATGACGGGATCGGGAAAGCTGCGTATTGAGTCGAAGGACGATTTGCGTAAACCGAGCAGACTAGGCCGCTCAACTGACGATGGCGATGCGACCGTGCAAGCATTCTTCCCGAAAAAGAAACAAGTTGAGCAAGTGGAAGTCCAGTCCTACTCCTACATGGAATACGTCTAACTGCGCCCACACACGACCAAGGCCAGCTCAAGCTCACCTTGCGAGTTGACCTGAACCAGCCTCAGTCGCCTACACTTCATTGAGAAGTGCGAGGATTATATCTCAACTGAATCCTTACTTCCATGCTAAAGTCCAGCGAGGAGGAATCCCCCGCTGGCCACCAAGCTCTACCTCGAATCGACTGCGTTTAGTCCGATCACTCCCACTCCCAACGCGGGCTGGACGGACCAGACGCAGTTCGCGCGCTTCGCTGCCGGTACGACGAAACTCTCCTCCACCATGACGACGCGGAGTTCTACCTCCGCCATCTCCACTCAACTCGACATCATCCTCGCGCAGTTCATATCGCACCCACTCGATGCCGGACAGACGATCACTGGCGGACAGAACATCTCCATCGTGATACGTGAGGCGGAGACGGCGGCGGCGAACAATCTCTTCTTCACGTGGGCGGTCTACATCTTCAACGGCTCGACGTTACAGAAAACACTCATCGCCAAACGTCAGGACGGGACGGAGCAAACATCGGCGACCCTCACGACCAGAAGCGCGACCGTGGCGAGCGTAGCGGGGAATTACACAACCGTTGCAGGAGATCGTATTGTCATCGAAGTCGGGCTCAACGGCGATCCCGGTGGGACTAACACGCATGGTGGATCTATTAGCATTGGTTCCGACTCAGCTACCGACCTTGCGATCACCGACGGCGTCACGACTGCAAACAATCCGAATCTTATCCTCGCTGATACGCTCACTTTCAACACGACGAGCGCCAGTGCGAGTGTCAGTCCTTCTCCGAGTCTCAGCCCGTCAGCATCCGTCAGCCCATCAGCCAGCGTCAGTCCGTCCTCCAGTGCGAGCGCATCAGTTAGTCCTTCACCTTCGGTTTCCCCGTCAAGCTCGAACAGCCCCAGTCTCTCCCCTTCGAGCAGTACGTCACCATCAAGTTCCGTCTCGCCCTCGATCTCGCCCAGCCCATCCGTCAGTCCTAGTAGTAGTGTTAGCCCGAGTGTCTCACCAAGCCCGAGCGTTAGCCCCAGCAGTTCCACTTCACCTTCTCTCTCTCCGAGTTCGTCCCTCTCGCCTTCAGGTAGTGTGAGCCCAAGCGTTTCTCCCTCATCGTCAGCGAGTCCGAGTTCCAGTGTCAGCCCATCACTGAGTCCCAGTTCCAGTGCGAGCCCTTCCAGCAGCGAGTCGCCCTCTGTCAGTCCCAGCAGCAGTGAGAGTTCGAGCAGTAGCGCATCACCCTCGATCTCTCCCAGTGCGAGTCTTAGCCCATCAAGTAGCGAGTCGGCCTCAGAATCTCCCAGCGCCTCGCTTTCTCCAAGCGCAAGTCTCAGCCCCAGTAGTAGCGCCAGTCCTTCTCCGCCTCCGCCACCGCCAACCATCCTCTTTCTTGAAGCGGGTGGCGCATCGACGGACGGAACTCATCTCTATAAGGAGATCAATGGCGCTCCGGCGATAGATACCACGATTAAGCCGCCCGACGGCTACTCATCAATAAAGCTGGAGACTGGCACCGACTGGGTTAGGACCACCAGCCCCGGCATCGGCAGGATTAGTTTTTACTTCTACACTGAAGCGCTACCTAGCACTAATTTACCTTTCCTTATTACTGAAGACGCCTCAGGCAGTCCCGATCCAATCATTGATCTCAGAATTGGCCCAGACGGACTCCTTCACTGGCATCCGGTCACAGGAGCAGCGGAAACTCCCGGCTCTCAGGTACTGAACACAGGAACTTGGTATCACATCACTCTCTGCTTCAACGACAACGGCACTGTCGATAACCTCGACGCAAATGCTTACGTCAATAGCACGCTGGACATTTCAATCACGGGTCAAGGATCGAACGGGATTACCGCAGGGCAATTCCGCTTTGTTGGTCCGTCCGGGGCTGATGGCGGACCATTCCACTTCGCGCATGTTTACCTGGACGATGGTTCGGATCTCAGCGACACTGGCGATATTCGCACGACAGCAAAGTTTCCAGCCACGGTTAACGACGATCAATTCGACACTACGGGTGGGACAGGCGCAGTCAACGAACGCCCTCTCGACGAGTCCGACTATCGCCAGCAGGCAGGCTCAACTCAGGCGCGACAAAACTACACTCTCGAATCCGCAGGCGCTGGTGACGTAGACATCAGCAGCAAGGCAATTGTCGGCTTCATGGGTTGGATATGGACTAAGAAGTCCACTCCCTTCGGCGGTGCTGGCACTCCTGCAATCACTATAGACGGCACTGATTACTCAATAACAGGTTCCGCGGTTACTACGACACCGGGGAAGGTGCTCAAGCCTGTCACTCAAAGCAGTTACCCATCGAATGCAGCCGGGATCGGCATGGTCAGCGGCGGCACAAGTGTTGACTTCTTCCTTTACGAGTGCGGCGTCGTAGTGGCATTCCGCGACTCGATCAGTTCTCCAAGCGCGAGTGAATCGGCTTCAGTTAGTCCGAGTTCCTCTGTATCTCCGAGTGCGAGTGCAAGTGCAAGTGTCTCTCCGTCGCCATCGCTCTCACCTTCGAGCAGTATCAGTCTGAGTCTCAGTCCAAGTGCTTCCCAGTCGCCTTCGTCCAGCGCTTCCCCGAGTGTGTCTCCAAGTGCAAGCATCAGTCCCAGCTCCAGTGTTAGTCGCAGCCCTTCGCCTTCGTCATCGCTATCGCCCTCGTCAAGCCCCAGTCCATCTCTCAGCCCGAGTCCCAGCATCTCTCCCAGTTCGAGCGCTTCAGCTTCCCTTAGCCCATCGCTATCCCTCTCCCCTTCCTCATCACCCTCTCCTAGTCTCAGTCCCAGTTCGAGCCGATCACCGAGTTCGTCGTCCTCGCCATCAATCTCGCCTTCTCCATCTCAGTCCCCATCTGCCAGTGAGTCCCCTTCCCTATCCCCCAGTTCCAGTGCCTCACCTTCGAGTTCGGTATCGGCTTCGATTAGCCCGAGTGAGAGTGAGTCGCTCTCGCAGAGTCCAAGTGGGAGCGAGTCGTTGTCAGTCTCCCCGTCAGCTTCAGCTTCAGCGTCCACCTCACCTAGCACCAGTGAATCGCCCAGTATCTCGCCCAGTGCATCAGAGTCCCTAAGTGAATCACCCAGCTTATCTCCTTCAACCTCTTCCTCGGCCTCTATCTCAATAAGCATCAGTCCCAGTCTAAGTCCCTCCCACTCAGCCAGCCCCAGTGGTCCACTGCCGCGAGTTGTCCATGTCCACTTTACTCCGCGTCAGTCATCAGTTGCGTTCGTACCACGCAAACCTGGAGTGGTATTTGCAGCCCGAGTGGCGCAGGCGCAATTTACCCCTTGACGCACCGTGTACCGTGCGATATAGTAACGCGTGTGGCGGCAAAGTCTAAGAAACTTGAATACATCGCGCGTGGGGTTCGTTTCGACACTGAAGTCTGGACCGCGCTCCGGCTGCTCAAGATGGAGTTTGGTAGCTATAACAAAGGTCTGCGAGCGGTGTTGCTGAAACCAGCCAAGACGAACGGTACTCGGAAGGAGCGGGGGAAGTGAACGTAGACCATCCTGAGTTACCCTATATTTGGGTTCAAGACTTATACCGTGGAGGCGATAGCTGTACTGATTTTTACGACGAGTCCAAGTCTTATTGGTCGGGGTACGTTAAGGTAATCGAGGACGCCAGCGATAGAAAGTATGAAGCTGGGCAAGTCTTATATGTAAAGGTGGGCGATGGAAAGCCGTGGTTCATTCGACCGCAGCAATATGAAGAAGATCGGTGCTCAATGTTTATCCAGCCTTGTCACGTGATCGCTACTGAGTCTGAGCAATGAGTGAGCGGGACAGCATTAATGTTAGAGGCTGTTTAATGGTGGTCGTGATTGTCATACTGGCTATCTACGTCATAGTAGATTGTACTTACGACAATAAGGAGCAGGCCAGCATTCGCGACCTCCAGCGTCGCGTGGGCCAGTTGGAATTGAAAGTGAAGTAGATGTTAACGAGCGGAGCGGAAGTAAAGGCATTTTTACGTGAGAAGATCAAGTCCGGGGAGTGGTGGATATTATTGCCTGAGCAAGACTGCTCGTACTTAATAGTTGAGATAGAGGCGAAGTTTTACAGTGGCGATGCAAGCGCGGATTTTGCTGCCATCTTAGGAATGTCTCGATTTGGCTTGTTCTCCATCTACGCAGCCCGTAAATCCCGCATGAGCGCACGGGGGTTGATTGACATAATCGGGGACAGAAGTCCGATGACAATCACCGTAGATCAGCTAAAGGAGCGAGACATAGTCTTCTTTGCGGGTTGGATACAAGCTCAGGTTTTAATGATGCAATTGACTGAATTGGTGGGCCAGTTGGAGAGTGAGAGAAGATGAGTGCCAATAGGTTAATAGTGTTTGATTCTTTGTCATTTTTTACAACAGCGCTGTCAATTGCTGGAATGCTCCTAGCTCTTTCAGGTTACTGGCGAGCGGTTGCGGGCGTATCAGTGGCCGCCTGTTTGGTGTACCAGGTTCGCATTTGGTTAATCAGGCCATTGGTAAAATAATGTCAAAACTTGCAATCTTAATCCCTTCCCGTAACGAAAAGTACCTGACGGTAGAGCATTTATCGCTAGATGAACTATCGAGAATCTTTTCAAAGATTGCGGTAAACCGGGAAACGGGTTGCTGGGAATGGCTTGCGGAGAAAGTTCGCGGATATGGTCGGTGGAGATACAGAGGGCGCAAAGAGTTAATCCACCGCGTTTTATATGCGTGGACCACGCAAACAAAATTACTACGCGGCCACGGCAAAGGAAAGCCGGAACTGGATCATTTCACTTGTAGTAATGCGGGTTGCTGTAACCCCGCCCACCTAAAACTTTCAACTCATGCCGACAATACTAAGCGGAGCTTGACTTCTCCTACTGCCGTTAATGCGAGAAAGGTGTTCTGTATTCGTGGGCATCTGTTGCCGTTGAAGGGAAACCGAGCTTGTGATGGTGGTCGTTACTGTAAACAATGTGCATCCGATTACGGCAGGCAGCGTTATAAGGCTGGCAGGGAGGCGTATACCTAGTGGCGAAAGTTTCAGTATTAATTCCCAGTCGAAATGAAAGATACTTGCCTCAAACAATTCGATCTTGTTTCGAGAACGCGGCAGGCGAGGTAGAGGTTGTAGTATGTCTCGACGGTTACTGGCATCCCGGCTGGAAAGAGCTAACTGACCAGTTCCCCAACCTGCACACGATTCATCACGGCGAACCACGCGGGCTACGCGCAGCAATCAACTCAGCCGCAGGTTCTGCAATCTCTCGTGGAGCAAAGTACCTGCTCAAACTCGATGCTCACTGTATGCTCGATGAAGGCTATGACACAAAGCTCCAAGACGACATGGAATCCAACTGGATCGTCGTCCCACGTCGCAAACGTCTCAACGCAGAAACCTGGACCGTCCAGGATGTCGGCAAGCCTGATGTTGACTACCACTATCTTTCATTCCCTGACGATCCACAGGACTTCGGCGGTAAAGGACTCAACGGGAAGGTGTGGTACGAGCGCATTAAGGAGCGACTGGATAAGCCTGAATACGATCTGGATGACGAAATGTCCTCGCAAGGATCGTGCTGGTTCATGGCCGCGAGCTACTTTCAAGAACTTGAACTTATGGACGAAGCGAGTTATGGGCCATTTTGGAATGAGTTTCAGGAACTCGGACTCAAGTGCTGGCTGAGCGGTGGACAGGTGAAGATCAATAAGAAGACGTTCTATGCCCACCTCCACAAGGGGAGGGAATACAAAGGTGAAGACGGCAAAGGCGGGCGCGGCTACCACCTTCCCGAGTCATGGCTCACGCAAGGCGCAACTTTCACGAAGGAGTGGATCTGGAACGACGCATGGTCCAAACAAACCCTCCCCTTCAAATGGTTGATCGACCACTTCTGGCCGGTGCCGAGCTGGCCGGAGAACTGGGAGGAGGTGCTGTATGCGGAGAGGAAGCCGTGCGTGATACAGGGCTATGAGATTGGCGTTGACGTAGCGAGCGGAGAAGATCGAACAATGGTTCACGATGGACAAGGCAATCTCACTAAAGGCTTGGTGATTATCGCGGCTACCTATGGTATCGATGCGGGGCATGGGCCCGGCGCAAACCTTGATGTTACGGCACGGCTTCAGAATTTGGCCTACCTAAACAATGACTCACTCGATATTGTCGTTAACAACTCAACTCTCTGTCCGGGCGAAAACCCTCATCGCGGGAAGAAGAAGACGCTTTGGGTGACATATTTCTACGACGGCGGGGAGCCTGTTACTATTCAACGAGAGGAGAAAGACTGGCTCATCATCGGGCAGGTGCGACCGAGCGGGGAGCAGACGCCGATCTGGAAGCCAAAGAATGAGCCGGAAACGTCTGTTATCGACTTCACCGTGCCCGTTGTCGATGATGACGATCCACGCTTAAAACAATTTGGGCACTCGCTGGTACAACCTGACGGGAGTATTAAGACGACTAACGCCACCGCCCTCAACGACTACCTCATCCGACACTTCTCCATCTCTCCACAACGTCTCCGTGGGCCAATGCCGATCGAACTCCGCGATTTTCATCGGAACGATCTGGCGCAACTGTTTGCAGAACTCGGATTCAAGCGCGGCGCGGAGATCGGGGTGGCTGAAGGAAAGTATTCCGAGGTGCTGCTCAAGGCCAATCCTGAGTGCGAGTTGCTGCTAGTCGATATCTGGAGTGGTTATGCGGGTAATCCGCAGAACAAGCCCAACGACAAGCACCTGTTCGCGTACAACGAGACAGTGAGGAAGACAAAGGAATACGAGCACGTTGACATTCGACAAGGTTACAGTCTGGATGTTGTTGACGGTATCCTCTACAACTCGCTGGACTTCTGTTACGTGGACGCAAATCACTTATTCGACGAGTGCGTTCAGGACATCATCGAGTGGTCCAAGCGAGTACGCTCAGGCGGGATCGTTTCCGGCGACGACTACTACGCCCTCGACCAGAAGCGCTGGATTGGCGGTGGCGTAGTTGAAGCTGTGCAGGCTTACACGAACGCGCATCGGATTCCGGTCTGGTACTTGTTCAGTGGACACAAGTCGGTGGATTTCATGTGGGTGAAGCCATGATTACAATGGGTGCTCGTGGCTATTCGGAAGACGGCAGTGGTGGGGAAATTGTGATTTACTGGAGTGAATCGTCTCCTGCGCCATTTCTTACGCTGAAGCCAAGCAGGTTTTCCTACTGGCTGATTAATACCTTCGGCGGCTGGTTGTACAAGAGAAGTAAATTCTACAAGGAAAGGAATAAATAGTGACCTTCACCGAAACCCTCCACGCCATCTTCTCCGATAATCACCGCGCTCGTCGTCGCCTCTGGTCCTCGAAGGTCTTCGTCGGACTGGAAGAGGGACGGCTCTGCATCAAGGGCTTCTCATCCCTTGGACCAGACGACGGCAAGTGGCACCCGTGGGTGATTACGGAGAGTGATTACTTTGCGGATGATTGGGAGATCGTTGAATGACCAAAGGTCGATACCTGTTATTTGCCGGAGAGCGTTACTACCCCAGTGGCGGCTGGTCGGACTATAAGATGGACTTTGTTTCCGTTGAGTCGGCGATTCAGGCGGTGATAGGACTTGACGATTACGACTGGTGGCAAGTGGTCGATTCGGAGACTCGCTCCATTGTTGAATCCGAAGACAGGTCAAAACAGTGGTGATTCAAAGGTGGTAGAGTGAGCGCGCAGCAGTGTCCTAACTGTCAGGCAAGATTCATCGGCTACAACGATCACGATCTGGGTCAACCATCTCCGAACCGTTGGTTATGCGATACCTACGTCGTGGAACACGAGCGTCCGGTATTATCCTTCACGTTTGAAGCTTGCCAGTTACTCCGTGCGTTTCTCTTGACTCACTCCGATCCAAGTGCTAAGAAGTTGGCCGACATCTTCGACAAGGAGTAATTAGCTATGCCAACAAAGGACTACATCATCAAATCTCAAGGCCGTCGTGAGTTGCAACTGAACAAGCAGGATGACGGGACGTATCAAGTGAAGGTATTCCTTCGTGGGCCGGACAAGACACTGGCAACTCTCATCGTTGAGCAGAGGGAATTTGAGAAGCTGGCGAATTACTCTGCGGGGTTGTTGAAGAAATGACCCACATCAGAACCGTAAGAGACTTGATTGTCGAGCTTCAGCAGCACTCACTCGACTGTGATGTGGTAGTCGTTTCTTCTCCGACTTCCAGCTACCCGATCCTTGGCGTGCTGGAGAAGAATGGCAGAGTGTTTATCGATCCGTCTGCCGCGGAGGAAGATAAAGAAGCAGGGTTTACCAGTGATTAGATTGTGCTATTATCCCGCCCGATGCCATCCCCTTATGCGCTCTCGATCCTAATCCCCGCCCGCAACGAGTTCTACTACGACATCGATCTCCTGCACGAGACGATCACCAACGTCCTCGCCAACACTTCAGTTAAGACGGAAGTAGTTGCAGTGTTGGACGGCTATGACACCCAATGGCCACTCATCCCCCTCCCCGTCAACTCCCGTCTTACCGTCATCCAGCATCGCAAGTCGATTGGCCAACGCGCGGCGACTAATGAAGCAGCGCGAGTTGCAACTGGTGAGTACGTGATGAAGCTGGACGCACATTGCGCATTGGACTCCGACTTTGACGAGAAGCTGCTAGCGACATTTGAGCCGCATTGGACAGTGGTTCCTGGTCAATTCAATCTGCAAGTGTTCGAGTGGAAATGTAAGAAGTGCGGATGGGCCAAGGACCAGTCTCCAAAACCTGCGCGCTGCGAGAAGTGCAACTCGCGCTATCTCAAGCAAGTGAAGATTTGGAAACCTCGCGATGGACAGGAGGGACGACGGCGAGCTTATACGCACTCGTGGAGGTTTGACTCGACTCTCACATTTCAATACTGGGGTGCATACGCCTCCGACGAAGTTTACTGCAACAAGCATAACATTCTCTTTCGTCCTGAAACTCAGCAACCCATTCACGATACGATGTGCCTGCTGGGTGCGTGTTGGGCCATGCGGCGGGAGCGGTACTTTGAGTTGAATATCTGTGATGAACTCATGGGCAACTGGGGGCAGCAGGGACTGGAAGTTTCACTAAAGAGCTGGTTATCGGGCGGCGAACTAAAAGTGAATCAGAATACATGGTTTGCTCACTTCTTTCGCGTTGGTGGTATTGGCTTCCCGTGGCCGGACGGAGGACGCAAGGAACGCGCAGTGGCGAGGTCGAAGGAATTATTCCTACAGAATAAATGGGAGAAGCAGGTTCACCCGTTGAGTTGGTTGATCGAGAAGTTTGCACCTGTACCTGACTTCGGCCCAGAGAATCCAGTGATGCAGCAGATTACGCAAGCAGGTGATGAATTCTACCGTCGTCAAGGGAAGTCGATTCCTTACGCTCCCGCTATTCAACGCAAGCAGCGCGGTTGTGCGCTTTATTACACCTGCAACTCCCACGATCCCACTCTCGAACTCGCTGCACGCAACAATCTCAAATCAGCCACAAACGGCCATGAACTCGGTTGCGTTTCCTTGCAACGCACCGACTTCGGTGATTGGACCATCACTCTCGACCGGGAAAAGTCAGGCGGGACGATGCACTATCAGATTCTGGCTGGACTGGAGAGATCGACTGCGGATTACGTGTTTCTATGTGAGAGTGACGTGATGTATCACCGATCGCACTTCGACTTCGTTCCACCTCGTCAGGATACTGTGTATTACAACACCAACGTCTGGCGCATCCGCTACTCGGATGGTCACGCAGTTCGTACCGCTAACCTCCAGCAAGTCTCCGGCATCTGCGCAAATCGCCTCCTCCTCCTCGCTCACTATAAGCGTCGAGTGGAACTTATTGAAGCAAATGGCGGAGTGTTCGACGTGAAGCGCATGGCTTACGAGCCGGGAACGAGAGGCAAGTTCGGGGATGAGAAGATCGCTAACCGGGAGTCGGAGTTCTCTAACATCGACATCACTGGACATGGGCAGACTCTTACAGTGCCGCACTTCTCTGTCGAGAGCTTCAGGAATAAGAAACACGCGGAAGGTTGGACAGAAACTAATGGACAGATTGACGGCTGGCCGCTAATCTACGGGCGAGTGCAGGAGTGGTTGGAGGAGTTGGCGAATGGATAGCGAAGACGACGACAGGGGTGAGCCTACTTGTTTTAACGGTGAGTACCATGATTGGACAGGTGTTTGCGTAGACGATACCGACGAAATAGATTATTACTATTGCGCGACTTGTGATCACGTCGAGAAACCTAAAGAGCAAGTGAATGGCTAACGAATGCCTCTTTGAAGTTTCCGAGCGAACGGCCTTTCCACTCGCCGTATCCTTCGTTGACGAGAATAACGATCCAGTAGTGCCGACTTCAGCCACTTATCGCATTGACGACGAAGCGAGCAAGACGGCGATTCTCGGCGTGACGAGCTTCCCGTCGCTCGCAACTCCAGTTGACTTGTGGATCACTTCAGACCAGAACTTTATCGTCAAGCCCCGCAGCAAGTCGGAGATTCGCACCGTAACGGTCCAGTATGTCTACGAGTCCGACAATGGCCCAACACCCGCGACGGCGCAGTACAAGTACAAGGTGACGAATCTTTACGGGGTGGTCGATGTGCCGAGTGCGAGTATGTCACCGAGTTCCAGTGCGAGTCCGAGTGTGTGAGGTGAAATGATGACGATGACAATTCCAATGATGGTGATGATAATTAGCGCGGTGATATGGTTACTGCTTCGGGTTGTGCTACCTCCTACGTCAGGAGATCAAAGTCCACGGTATCCCGAGTTTCACGCTTGGCTGATTGATATATGTCGCATCCTATTCGCAGTAAGCGCGCTAGTCGTGTTGTATAATTTAGTTAACAAGACGATCTTCTAATGAGTAAACCCTTCTCACAATGGAACTACGACGACGCCGCGAACCAAGTCGGCGCGCGCATCCAACTGCCCACTGAGGGGACACGAGACTTTCGTCTACCCTCGATCCTCGAAGATCTCGTCGGAGTGAACGATCATCGCCCCGCCACTCGTCGTACTGAGACTGCGATACGCGCAACTGAGTACTACAAGGGAAACCACTGGCAATGGGGACATGGGTTTATTGGCCAGCTTCCTCCCGATGCGCTGCCGGGTGCGCAATCAATGAAGAACGCGATTCGCAAAGCATTCGTCAGTGAGAATGTAATTAAGGAAGTAGTGAAGACTCATGTGGGCGGCATCCTCGGACGTGAGCCGTCGTGGTCATTCCTCGTCGCTGAGGAGGATGACCCTGAAGGAACGCGCAAGGAATTCTCCAAGGAAACCGGCAACACCCTCACTCGCTGGTGGAATGATCGATTGGCACTCAAGGACCTGCAGAAAGCTGCGCGGATTCTCGTTTGTGAGGGAGTGGTTGTGCGGCGACTGGTATTCCCACGCGGTCGCCTAACCAACGGTCGTAACCCGCGCGCCTCCTCCCTCCTCGATGCCCTCGACTTCATCTTCTTCGAGACAGTCTACGCGGATCGTGGCATGGTCTACACCGATCCTGAGACGATGCGCGACCTGGGAATCTTCCTGTTTGACGAACTGGACGCAAATGGCGATGTTAAGACGCAGTGCGCGGAACTCAGTTTCCTCAACGATGCCGGTGAGACTGTGTGCAAGATCGTGCGAGATGAAGGAGCGCCAACTGAATATGCGCCTTATCCGCTTGGAGGTAGGTTGCTCATCTACGAGATGACGCGTGACGCACTCATCACCGAGCAGATCCAATCGAATCAGAAAGCCGTCAACCTCGCGCACACGCAGATGATTCGCAATGTCAATCTCGCCGGTCATCGCCAGCAGACGATCACCAACGCAGTCCCGCCCGGTGCGACAAATGAGAAGCCGACGATCACTGAGGATACGACGCGAGTGGATTCGCCTCCCGCTCCAACTACTCCCGGAGCAAAGAAATTCCCCGGTACGTTCAAGACCGGCGCAGGCGCAGTCAACTTTCTCATGGGGATGCCGATCTATAATGAGGATGGGATTGTGGTGGATTACACTGATCCTGGAATTAACATTAGCGATCCAGTCCCAGTGGAAACGTTTGAGAAGACGATCGACAAGGAGAAAGCTGCAATCTACGCGCAGGCGCATCAGCGTCACGTGTTGATTGTGGACAAGGCAGATACAAGTGGGAGGGCGAGAGAAGTTGCGAGGCGTGAGTATGAGCGCTCGCTCAAGGAGTCCAAAACTGAACTCGACGCCTGTGGACGCTGGCAACTGGAAGCGACGCTCCGGCTTGCTGCGTTCATCATCGGCCAATCCTCCCGCTACCTCCCTCTCCGCGCCGACTTCAACACCCTCATCGACGCGGGAGCACCTGATCCTGAGATGATCAAAACTTCCCTCCTCATGCGCCAACCGGGCGGAATGAAGAATCGACCTCTCGTTAGCGATGAGACTGCGCGAGGGTTGAGTGGGGTGGAGGACAACGCGGCGGAAGAGGCGCGGATCGACAAGGAGGCGACATTGCCGGAAGCTGAGTTACCTGAGTCCGTCATCCCAACTCCAGGGCAGCAAACACCTAAACCAGCTACGAATTCAGTGAATTAGCACTATGCCGCTCAATAAAAAGGGTAAGAAAATCATGCGCGCCATGAAGAAAACCTACGGTGCAAAGAAAGGTAAATCAGTGTTCTACGCTTCGGTAAATGCCGGTAAGGTCAAGGGAGTCAAGAAGCGCAGTTCAAAGAAATGAGCACAGCCCCGCAAAAATTAGTTGTACATCCGACAGCGAAACGTGATAACTTCGCAGCCGATGACCGCGACTACCTGATTAATTTCCGCCGTTCTTTGCTTCAGATGTTGTCGGTGATCGAGAAAAAGCTGGGCATTGCTCGTCGGTGTAAACACTGTGGCCAGCCTGCTGATTGAATAGCTTCTCCTTTCGTGAACACAGCCCGTCGTTTCAGACCGCCTGAGTCTTAGACGACGGGTTTTTCTTTGGATCGCACACGCAGAAAGCCAGAGGCCAATGCTAAAAATCTACAACACGCTTGACGAAGTTCCAGAGGCGCTCCGCGAGCACTACGTCAAATCAGACGGGAAGTATGTCCCGCAACTTTCAGACGATCATCCGGTGCTCGTGCATAACAAGACTCTCCTGACCGAGAAGGCGAATGCGACCAATAAGGTAAGAGAGTTGGAGGCAGACATCGCGGCGGCTTCCGAGAAGTCGGTTCCGCGCGGTCATGTTGCGGTCCCGAAAGCCGACGCCGACTTGCTGAGCAAGTACAAAGAGCACGGCACGCCGGATGAAGTGACGACGAAGCTAACCGAGCACGGCACGATGAAGGCGGATCTCGACAAGCGCAAACGTGACGACTCGCTGCGACAGGCGTCGAAGGCTCTAGGGTTCAACGAGGAAGCGTTCATTCGACTCCCGAACTTGCCAGAGTTCATCTCGAAGTCCGGTAAGGATGGGAAGACAGTCGAGTGGTTCGCACAGGTGAAGGACGATAAAGGCGTGATCACGGAGAAACCTGCAAAGGAATTTGTTGAAGCATCACCCGACATCACCCCCTTCCTACCATCGTTGAAAGCTGAAACTAAACAAGTCGAGCTTCCCGGTGGGCAAATGTCTACGCAGCCGCCATCGTCCGATCCTTTCGCATGGGCCAAGAACTACGCTAAAACTTACGTCGAGCAGTCACAGCCCGTGGGAGATCCATTCAAAGCATTTAACGAGAGACAGTCAGCATAGGAGATTTGATCCATGCCAATGCACGTTAAGAAAACAGCCGGGACGACTACTTACGCTCCCGTCTTCCTCGGCGAGATTCTCGCAATGGAACAGGTGTTAGTCGATGTCAGTGAGTTGACTACCGATGAAGTGGATGCGGACGGCTGGCTCAAGCCGGGTGTTCCGTTCAAGCAGGATGGTACGCTCGCGGATGGCAGTGGTCATATCTACGCCGTCAATCCCGAGCCGCAGAACCTGCACCTTGACACAGTGCCGCCCACAAACACATCGCTCAGTAACGACACTAAAACCTATCCACTCGGCATGGGCACGATGGGCACGGTGAACCGGGACGTGATTGAGGATAACCTCGGACGCGCACTGACGGCGAACGAGCTAACAGCCTTCGCGACTGCACCCTGCAAGATCAACTTGACGCTCACTTAGGAGGCGATAAATGAGATCACTTATTCCACTGGTCGAGGAGTTATCGCCTGCGTCTCTAACCGTAGTCGCGCAAACGATCTCCGCCAACAACACCGGACGGCTACGCTGGCCCATCTTCTTTCCGCGTCAGAACGTGGATTCAATCGACCTCAAGGAAGTGACGACGATTGACTTCCGCCCTGTGTCGGACAGACGTGAGTGGAACTCGCGCGGACGCCTGATTCCCGACATCACCCCGCCTTTGCGTGAACTTTCAATGATTCCAGTTGAGGGTTATTACAAGTGGGATGAGTACGAGATTCAGAAACTGAGTGAGCGGGCAAACGCAAACTCCGAGGTGATCAACCAGATCCTCGGACGCTCCATTCCCGGCAAGGTGGCGCAGATCGTCCAGGCGAATGATCGGCGTATTGAAGTTGACGCATTCACCGCATGGGCCACCGGAACGAACGTTGCCAAGAATCCACAAACAGGTACCACGCACACCGTCAGCTATGACTTTGCCTCGGATCGTCTCACTACTGCAGGTACGGCGTGGGACGACAATTCGGTCAATGCGTGGGATCTGCTCATCTCCTTCCTTGAAGATGCTCAGGACAAGATTGGCCCGGTGCAGGGAGTTGTGTTACGCACTGCGCTTCATCGCGCCATTCACGCCGACGCTCCGAACACTGCACTGGGGACAATCATCCCACGTGGGCGATTGGCAGAGGCAGTCACAGAGGAACTCGGCATTCCGTTCAACTTCTTCCTCTTCGATGACACGCTCGACGTGTTCAACGATGGCGGTACAGCAACCACTTCCACTAACGTTTGGCCCGCTGGATACATTGCAGCGGTTCCCTCTGGTGGTGGAGTTGGACGCACGGTGTTCGCACCTGTAGTGAGAGCGATGGAGATTGCGCGTGCTTCCGGGAATCCTGGTATCGATACGAGAGGGCAGACGGTCTATTACGAGGAGTCAGTGATGGGGCGTGACCTCACCGTAGAGGTACAAGTAAATCCCTTTACGATTCCTAACGAGCAGAAGTTGAGAGTGGAAAATACTCTCGTGACCTAGGAGTGAGTCGAATGAAGGACAATCGCAAAATCGTTCATGGCATTCGCGTCATGCTTCCCGCAGCGGAGGGAAAAAAACTACCACAGTCGCAAACTCTCTCCGACGGCATGGAAGATGAACTCGCGAACGCGTTCACGCAGAAGGAACTGGATGCGATGATTGCGCGGGGCGACATCACGGGCAACTGGAAATCGACGAAGGGCAAGTTCCTTCCCAAAGATGACTCAAGCGCTGCAAAGCCGTAGATCTACAAAGATCGGGAGAATCTTTAATGAACTTCAAAAAGATCAACAATCGCCTCTCGCGCACTTACTCGAACAACGGGCGCACTTATGGGGCGTTTGCACTGGGCCAGGATTCCACAGGCAAATACATCGTCATCGGTACGACAACTGATCTCGTACTGGACTCGAATATCCAGAATGGGAAGCTGTCCGCTTACGGCAAGGGCTCGATTGCGATGAATCCTGCGGGTGGATTCTTCACAGTTGACGCAGATGGGCTGTGGCAATCAGCGACTCTAACCACCGCGAGTCAGAGCGCGTCGCCGAGTAGCTCAGTGTCACCCAGCTCATCGGGAAGTCCAAGTTCGTCAGCGTCGCGCTCAGCTAGCCCAAGCGCATCAACTTCGCCCAGTCATTCAGCGAGTCCGAGTACATAGGAATGACGAATGCCACTACCAACGCCGACAGATGAGGATATTGATTTTGCTCGCGAAGTGGCAGGCGAGGGAAGTTTCGAGTCCGTCTCAACGCTCATTGACAACTTGAACGACGCACAGTGGAATCGAGCACTGGAACTCGTCTCGGCTTGGAATGAGTACGTGCCGGGGAGCGTGATGGAGCTGGTTAACGGTGGACGCGAGGGAGTGAATGAGAAAGACCAGGATGCGTTGATGGATATTCGCAGGCGGTTGCGACTACTACTGGGACTCCCGGAGTTTCGCGAAGGTGATGGCGGGTTCTTCAGATCGACTTCAGTTCCAGTCCTCTGGGTATGGTGACGCAAGGTGATGAATGGACCGACCAACGAGAATCGCGAGAGGGATTGCCAGAGCGCACGACAGGTTGCGACAACTCTTCGTGCAGGAGCAGTGCATCAAGCTCCTCGCCGGGGACCAGAACAACTGGGGGACGCCGATTGCCACCTACGACTCCCACTGGTATCTCGACAAGCGCGAGTATTTAGACGTGAGTGCGGGAAAGCGGTACAAGAGACTCGTGGTGGAAGACCTGGAAGGATGTAGGTTAGCTAAGCTGAAACAAATGACCGCAGTGCAAATCGGAGATGACGTGTTCACCTTCCACGGCAAAGATTCCTTCGTCGGCGCAGTGCCGAGTTACGAATTTAAGTTGCTGCATGCAGGGGTGAGAATCTAATGGATTACGAAGGGATTTGTGAGGATTTATTAGAGATGGAGCGTAAAGCAGGATTCTACGCAGTTAGAAGTATGGACACAGAGCGTCCGAGTCGCATTTATGAACTCCTGAGCTTTGCTCGTCAATGTCAGACGTTTCGACACGATTTATTTCTTAGCGGCTACGGTGGCGGCGGTTACTAATGACAGACGAACTTGTCACAGTCGAACTCGGCCCGATCTTTCACAACTTCCAATCACGAGTGGAAGCGTTGCGAGACGACTTGCTCGGTGAGGGTGGGAAGATTCTCCGACAGGAAGAGGAGTCCAGCATTCGCCTCCGCTGGTTTGACAAGGGTGTAACGTTGAGATCTTTACAAGAGGAAGTGGTCAGCGAGGGAGATGCAAAGATTTATCGCCTCTTTCCCACTGCTACAAGTAAGCGCGGTGCTCCCTACCCGCTGTTTGGTGAGTACGGCATAGGGAGAGAAGGCGCGCGCACAGGTGGACCATCTCCGGTTGGTTACGTCTACGGAGGTAAGCCAGGAATGCGAGCAAGACGGTACTCGCGCATTGCAGTGGCCCAAGCAAGGCCGCGAATCGTGGCTAAGGCGAGTGAATTGACGAGAAACTTTACGACCAACTGACATGAATTATTGGGAACGTCCAGACAGGCGAGCAGTAGCGCGAGTAAAGGAAAGCGGGGACGTGCTTTATCTTCCAGACTACCTTGACGCTGCGGGATTACAGGTGTGGTATGGCGATATTCACCGTTGTGTAGTTGATGGAATCCTTGAGTACGTCGGTTATTAAATGTGTCAGCACCGACAGCAAATCAGATCAAGACGCAGCTCAAGACTCTGCTATCACCTGTAATCGGCACGGCACTGACGAAGAAGACAAAGATCTTTGACTACTTGGCACTGGCGTTTAAATCAGAGGAAGGAACTGAGGTAGCAATCCTTCGCTCACCTCTCGACATTGCAACCCTCTCCGGTGGTGGAACGGTGCAGCGAGTGAATTGCCTGATGATCAGTGAGGCGTCGTTCAGTCAGGTAAAGGTTCCGGTGAAGGAGGACTCCACGCGACTGATTACGCAACCACGCGGGCGCAATATCATCACTCGCCAGTTTCGCCTGACCTACTTCTACCAGTTCGGTGATTCCAGTGAGAACACGTTCTCCACGAATGTTGAACTGATTCGCACGACACTGAACGATAACCCGAAGCTGGGCTTTGCAGTTCCCGGCGCAGGCGAGTGGGTAGAGGGACACGACGAGTTGCAAATGCCGGTAATGGAGCCGGACAACTTTGGAACGACGGTGGTGCATGTGGGATTTGGATTGCTAACAGTGAGACTAATCGAGGCACTTGGATGAAAGCTAGCGAAGCATTGAGATTTGGCATGCAACTCCGCCCCGCTTGCGGGGAACTCGGAGATCGTTTCTGCTATGTCGAAGGACGCGGACTCTGCTCCGATCCCTGGGGTGCGATTTGCGAAGCGGTCCAACCCG